ATCGTCATAATACCTACACTAAGAAAACAACCTAACCCTAAGGAGTAAACCCAATGGCAACATACAGTCGCCCGGGAGTCTATGTCCAAGAAGTGGCTTTACCACAAACTATTCAGTTGCCTGACACAAGCAACGCTGTAGGTGCAATGACCGGTGCTTTAGCACAGGGACCATCTGCAGCTCCAACGTTGGTTTCAAGCTGGAGCGATTTTGTAAAGACATTTGGTGGATTAAACGATTCCTACCCAACAACTTGGGCTGCCTATAACTTTTATGCTAATGGTGGCCGCAATCTATACGTACGTCGTGTTCTAGGTGACAACGCTATTGTCGGAACGGTAGATGTTAATAACGCAGCGGTAGCATCAAACGTAATTGCTACAGTTACAGCAGCATCTAGTCAATCAACAACAGCTACTGTTACAGCAGCTTCTGCAACTGGTGGAGTAGTTACCTACACAGCTAGTAATACTTTTGTAGCGGGACAGACAGTAACTATTACTGGTATTACTGGTACTACAGCGTTTAACCTATCTGCCGTAACAATTACTGCCGCAACTGCAACAACGTTCACAGTAACTAACGCAGCTACTGGAACAGCAGTAACGGCTCAAACCGCTACAGCTACAGCCGTAAGTAATACAATTACTTACACATGTGCAAACAGCTTTACTGTAGGACAGACAGTGTCTATCACAGGCCTTTCTACATCAGCCTTTAACATCACAAACGCTGTGATTGCTAGTCGCACATCTACTCAGTTTACTATTACAAGTGCTGCTACAGGTACCGCAGTAACTGGCGCTACAGCTACAGCCACTGTAGTTATTAACCCAGCTAAGGTATTCCAAGTTGATGCAGTAAATGCTGGTGCTTGGTCACAAAATTATTCTGTTCAGGTAGTTCCTGCCGGAGTTACATCACGTTTTGGACTTAACGTCTACTACACATCTCCTACCGGAGTTACAACTCTTACAGAGTCTTACACAGACCTAAGTATGAGCCCTACTGATAAGTACTTCTTCCGTTCAGTAATTAACACAGGTTCTGCGTTAATTAATATTCCAACTACTGGACTAGACGTTACAAAGACACCTTACACAACAGCTACTGCACCAACAGCACTTGCTGGTGGAGCTAACGGCACAACACCAACTCGTGCGCAATATAATGCTGTGTGGACCTCATTCGACCCAATTCAAAATCCTCTAGTTATTTATGCAGCAGATGCTGCGTACATTGAGGCAAGTACTTCATTGATTCACGGTGACGCAATGACTTACGCGCTTTCACGAGAAGACTCATTTGTTGTAGTAGATACGCCATCAGGCCTATCAGCAACAGCAGCTAAGGACTCTGTAGACGCTACGGCAGCAGCCGGACCTGGCGCAGAGCACATCACTGCAGCATATTACCCTTGGGTAAACATTCCTGATACTAACAAGATCCCTGGCGTAACACGTGCTCAGGCTCCTGGTGCTATTATGGTAGGTCAGTACCTAGCTACAGATGCAAGCCGTGGTGTCTTTAAGACTCCAGCCGGTCTTGGAAATCCTATTGCACTTGCAGTATCAACTGAGCACTTGTTTACAAATGCCGAGCTTGATGAGCTAAATACTCGCGGTAACCCAATTAACGCAATCCGTAACGTCCCTGGCGCCGGCATTGTTGTTATGGGTGGACGTACACTAGACAACACACCTAATAATCGCTACATCAACGTTAGACGTTCACTGCAGTACATTAAGAAGCAGTTAACAGATCTATCAGCATTTGCTGTATTTGAGAACAACGACACCTTCTTGTGGCGCCGTCTTGATACAGTAATTAACAATTTCCTTTTAGGATATTGGTCAGAAGGCGGACTTCGTGGCAACAGCCAGAACCAGGCTTTCTTTGTAAAAGTTGACGAAACTACAACTAGCTTTACCGATATGCAAAACGGTCGAGTTAACATTGAAGTTGGCGTCGCACTAGAATATCCAGCAGAGTTTATTGTCATTAAGCTTGGACAATTAACAGGAAACGCGTCAGCGTAAAGGAGATAAATAAAAATGCCAACATCACCAACTAACTCAGCAGTGGTAAATACACTCAGTAAGATGCTCACCGATCCAGTTCGTAACTTTAAGTTCGTAGTAACTTTTGAACCAACTGGAGATGGTGTAAAATACGCCACAACAGATTTTGGTAAAAACTTTGGAAAGCTTGGATTTGTATCCATGTCTGGCCTAACAGTTTCTACTGAATCTATTGCATACCGCGAAGGCGGCTACAACACAAACATGCACCAGTTACCTGGTCAGTCATCGTTTACCCCTATTACATTCTCTAAGGGTGTAATGCTTGGGTTGAATGATAACGCTATGTGGATGAAGAAGTTATTTTCAGTTATGACACCTACAGCAAATGGTGGAGTTGGATCTAACTTCCGTTGCAACCTGACAATTCAGGTTCTTAGCCATCCAAACCCAGGCGCATACAAGGGAAGCGCATCAACATCACAAGATGCTAACACCCCGTATGACCAACATACATCACTTCGCTTTAAGGTGTATAATGCATGGATCACATCACTTTCCTACAGCGGACTAGATGCAGGCTCTAACACCCTTATGGTGGAAGAAATGACTCTAGTTCATGAAGGTTGGGATGTACGTTACGCAAAGGACTACACACTAGAAGGAACAGCACCTACTGACTTTACTAAAAACCAAACATTCTAATACTATAAGGAAACTACAATATGTCTAATAATACGGTTATAAATGCGGGTACAAATCCTGATTTGGCTAATAAGATAGCAGCAGATGCTATGGCCCTTGATGATCAGGAGGCAATGGTTAGGGCGGAAGAGCCTAAAATTACATTGCCTCCTGATACATCAGTAGAACTAGCTGGGGGTCTGTACGACCCTTTTGAAGGCTTGATTACTACTGCTGAAGTTCGAGAGCTTACTGGAGTTGATGAAGAAGCTATCTCTAAGATCAATGATACTGGAAAAGCCCTTTTAAATATTTTAGAAAGAGCTACCGTTAAAATTGGTGAAGAAAAAGCAACAAAAGAACTACTAGATGCAATGTTTGCTGGAGACAGAGAACTACTGCTACTGGCTATTAGAAAAGTAACATTTGGTACAGAGGTAACTGTTGGGCCCGGTAAATGCCCTACGTGTGACGAAGACCAGACATTTGTTGTTGATCTAGATAAAGATGTAAAGATTAAAAAATTAGACGGAGATAGAGAATTTGCAGTAAAGTGCAAGGTTGGCACAGTTGTAGTAACACTTCCTAAGGGTGGAACACAACGAGCAATCGTAGACTCTGTAAATAAAACTACAGCAGAATTAGATACAATTTTGCTAAAAAATGCAATACTATCAATTAATGGGGAAGATGTAATTAACCCAGAAGTTGTTAGAAACTTAGGAATGAAGGATCGTAGAACGATTCTTGAAGAAATCACAAACCGTAACCCTGGACCACAACTCAGCCAAATTAAAAAAGAATGTACGTCTTGCGGCTCGGAGGTGCCGTTGCCACTAACCCTGGCAGATCTCTTTCGAGAGTGAGACTGACTACAAAATCCTGCTTGGGATGTATGAACTGCTAACGCAGATGTACCCTGGGTGGACACTTACAGAGATTCGTAACCTTACCTTTAGGGAACGAATTAATTGGCTTGAAAAAGGAACTAACAGGTTAAGGCGGTGATTTAAATGGCCGATAATTTGGGAGTCGCAACAGATGGCGACCCAGGTTTTGGTAGCGTATCGGGCAACGAAGCTAGCTTTGACGACTTCGGAAAAAACGTACTAAAGCTATTTAAAGAAGTATCAAAGTACATGGATACCATTGCCGAACAATGGGACAAGATGTCAGACAGTGTTGAAAAAACAACTGACGCATTGGGTGGCAAAACTGGCGGCGGTAAAATTGGTTTGGGTGGGGGATTTACCCGTGCCCAAGCAATAGGTGCCGGAATAGCTGCCGGTACGGCAGCTACTGGCTCTATGTACATGAGCATGGCCCCAAATACTATGTCTGCTGTTACCCAACGAATTGGCGCAGATTCTTACGCTGGCTACGGTGGAATGTCTTCACGAAAAGCTATCCTACAAGCAAACAAACAAGTAGGTGGCGGAGCCACAAGCGCTATGTCACCTGTTATGGCACAGATGTCTTTAATGTATGGTGGCGGTTACGGTGCAGGATCTACATCTGCAAAGAACATCATGAGCCAAATGGCTGGGCTAAGCGCACAGTCTGGTATGTCAAACGAAGCTGCTGCCGCATCTGTTGCAGGAATGAACGGCATGAACTTTCTGCGTGCAGGTGTACGTATTCGTGATAATCAAGGAAACCTAAAGCCAATATCTACAATTGTTAACGATGTATATCGTTTTCTATATCGTGGTCGACAAATTACCGCAGAAGAAGCGGACCTACTTTTTAACCCAGGATCTAAGTCTTATAACACACTTGCTGCCCTAACAAATGGTGATCAAGCCTTAATGCAGCAATTGCAATCAGGTCTTCGTGCTAGAGCGAAAGCAGGCACTGCTAAAAAATACTCTAGCGCAATGAACAGCAAAGATCCAAATAAAATGTTGGATCTTATGGGCGTTGATAAAAGCTCCCCTGTTCGTTCTAACTTTAGATTTAATAGTAGTGAAAATAGAAAACTTGCTTCAACTGAAGAAGGCTTAGTAGGCGGATACAACGTAGCTCTTAGAACTACCGCAGCAGTTAATGATGGCTTTAGTGCGATGGCAGATATTCTTGGGCCAGTAAATGATCTTTTGATGACCTTTAAAGGCATCTTGCAAACTATGCCTAACGCGGGCAACACCGGAGGCGCTCTTTCAACAGCCGCAAGTAGTGTTGCCGGTTTAGGTTCTTCAGTTCTTCAGTATGCATTAATATCTAAACTTTTAGGTGGTGGTGGACTCAAAGGGCTTTTAGGTGGTGGTAAGGCAGCACTACCTGCACTAGGTACTGCAGCAAAATCAGGTGGATCATTACTATCTAAAGCGGGCCCGGCTCTTTCTTCAGCAGGCAAGTTTTTAGGTAGTGCAGCAAAATTTGGTGGTAAAGCCCTTCCGGTTGTTGGTACCGCAATGTCTGCATTTGGTGGCTACAGTGACGCTAAAAAGAAAGGCGGCTTTGACTGGGGATCCGTATTTAAATCTACCGCAATAGGTGCGGGTACTGGTGCGGCTGTAGGCGCAGTTACGGGCCCTGGAGCCTTAGTTACAGGTCTCATTGGTGGACTTCTTGCTGGTGGAGGTAATGCTCTAGGTCAGCTATTTGGTATGATGGGTGGAGAATCCAGCGATGGAATGAACATTGGTCATGCCTCAACTCCAGAAAAATCAACTGCTGGTGCAAATCATATGTGGCCTGTACCTGCAGCAACACGTGTGTCTTCAGAGTTTGGTCCTCGTCCAGGGGCCGCTGCGCGAGCAGCAAAAGCTGGACAAAGAATTAGCTCAAACCACAAAGGTATAGATTTAGCGGTTCCTTCTGGGACACCAATTACTTCAGCTTCAGAAGGAAAAGTATCAAAAATAGGTAATGATCCTAATGGTTGGGGTAACTACGTAACTATCAAGCACCTTGACGGAACTTCTAGCCGCTATGCTCACTTACGCTCTATTCTTGTAACTCGTGGACAAGAGCTAAAAGCGGGACAAGTTATTGGTAAATCCGGTGGTGGTCCAAAAGACCCTGGTCGAGGAAACTCTCGTGGAGCACACCTTCACTTTGAAACAGAAGATGAAAAAGGCGTTAGATACAACCCTAGAGACTGGTTTAGAAAACGTAAAGGCGTTCCCCAAGTCCTATCAAACTTAAATGAGGCCGCTTCAAAGATTTTTAAAACTAAAAAAGCTGGGTGGAGCTCTAGTGCTTACGCTTCTCCAAGTATTTTAGCGGCTTTTGGACAAACCATTGTAGACGGAAAGCCAGTATCTTACGATGATCTTGAAAAGGTATTTGGAAAGAAAACTGACGATGTTTTGGCTGCACTTCCTGGTGGAAAGTATGAAGGAAACGTTACTGGTAATAAAAAAGACCTTATAAAGTTAATTTCTTCTAAGGGATTTAAGGGAGACGCATTAAGAACTGCGTACGCAGTTGCTATTGCTGAATCAGGTGGACGATCTAATGCCCACAACGGCGATGCTAGCACAGGTGATGATTCTTACGGACTGTATCAAATTAATATGATTGGCAGCCTTGGACCCGCTAGACGTAAAAAGTTTAATCTTAAGACAAATGAAGATTTGTTTAACCCAAGTACTAACGCAAGTATTGCTGCCCATTTCACCAAGCGAGGCCAAGACTGGAGCTCCTGGTCTAGCTATAAAACAGGTGCTTATATGAAGCACCTAAAAGAAGCAGATGCCGTTGCCCTAGAAGCACGCGTAGGTGGAGAATCTGGCGACGGTATGAACATTGGTGCCCCCGCAGGCCCTAGTGTAAACCATGGCGGTGGAGGTAGTAGTAGTGCGACTGTAAACTCAAATAGAAATGTTACAATTAACCTTGACATGAATGTACAGATTGCACAAGGAAGTGTTCAAGAAGCAGAGCGTATGGTTAAACTAGTTGGAGAAAAATTGAGAAAAGACGCAACATTACGTAAGATTGCGAGCAGTCTATAATGCCAACATATACATATGAGTATTTTTATACTGTACAGGTAGAAACAATGTTTATGTCTCTAGCAGAAACAAACTCACCAAACGATAGGTCCTTACAAACTTTATTTGGTGAGTATATAATGACACACCGCGAACATCGCCCATACATACCTAATATGTCGTACACAGCTGGATCAGAAAACATATTTGGAATACCAACTGAGCCAGACATTTATGGCATATACACTCAGCCGGCTTCAGCTGCGGGACCATATGCCACTCAAATTCGTGCAACAAAAGACACTAGATTTAGATATACCATAAGAGTTTACCTTATGAAAACAGATACAAGCGCTAACCCAAATGTAAAGACATTTTACTGGTTAAATGAGTCATGCGTAAAAAACTTAAAGATTATACCTACTAGTACAACTTTACGAGTTGGCGATGTTAAGATTGATAAAAATCAAGAGTATGGTTCTTCTGGATTTATAAGTCAAGAGACTTCGCCAAGCGCAGGCACAGCCAATCAAAGCGTAAACTTTATGTTTACCCTACAAACTACAACTTATAATAAAGCTACTTTAGATCCACCATTTACAGTAACAGCAGATATTTTTCCAGATCAAGTTTCTTATAAACCTACACCAGAATCTGTAAGAGTTGCAGTTGATACAGAAAGTGCTTCTTATTCTGGAGCGTTGACTCTTGCCGGAATAAATCCAAAACTTCTTATAAGAGAGGGACGAGATGTTCCTACAATTCCACCTGAGTTTAGAACTAGACTTTATGCAAGAACTGGAAAATACACTACTGCATTAACAAGCAAACTTGATGTTAACTATGTTTATGATATTTGCAATAAGCAGTGGATTGGGTATAAATCAGGAGTACAAAGCGGAACTAGCAGTGACTTGGTATTTTCTTATTTAACTTCTAGTGTTGACGGTAAAACAATTACTGAAACTCAAGTTCAAACTGGTAAAGTAGTGGATAACAAAACCCCAGTAAATCTTAGGATTATAGCAAAAAAATTATACGACGCTCAACTTGGTCAATGTGGCGAAAAATTAGATGATAACCCATCAAATGCACCAGAAAAACCAACACAAGTATTTCCACCAGCTGATGCTCAAAGATGGAATCCGCCACCGCATGTTGCTAGTAAAGGCATACCTTTTGGCATACGTGCAGGAATTGCGCTAGATGCAAAAGGCCAACCATTTAACGCTGATGAATTTTCACAGCTAAATGGTAAGTATAAGTTTATAGGTGATGATGGCCGCCTAGAACGTGGTCGAATATTCCAAGACAAACTTTCTGCAGAAGTTATGAACCATACTGCATTATCTTTAGGTACTGGATCAAAAGCATCAGCAAAACAATGGGGTTTTAGATTTATGTACAACCCAGAAATTATTGGTTATGGCACTAGTGGCAATAACTCAATTGACTGGACGTTTGGCTCTAAAGATTCTGCAACCTCTCTTACTGGTAATCAACAAGTTAAAGTTGAGCTTTTGATAAGTAGAATTAGTGATATAAGCTATTTAAATATGCCTGCTGCAAAAAGAGACGAAACCGCTGCGTATGGAAGGCCACTACAAGATGAAGAACGATATGGTCTTTTAAACCGAGGAACGGAATACGATTTAGAGTTTTTATACCGCTGTTTAAACGGAGACCCAGAAGAAAATACCATGCTGCTTGATGAAAACTATGGTGCTAACATTGGTCACAAAGAATACCGTAGAAGTTCGGATATTGGCTACATTACTGGTATTCCACTGTGGATGTACTTAGGGGCAAACTTAAGGTATTTTGGCTCCGTAACTGGAGTTCAAGTTACCCACAAAATTTTTGATTTAAATATGGTGCCTATGCTTTCAGTAGTTGCTATTGACTTTACTCGTTACCCTGCTCAATTTAACGTAGAAGGAGACCTAGGACTTAAAGCTATTGGTACAATTTCTGGCGTTGCGCCTGCAAACACACCTACTACACCTACACCATAAGAAAGGATAATCATGATTGAAAGAGTTTCACGATACTATGACGGTCCGCTATCGCAGACTGCCCACAAGTACACAGGTGACCCTGTTGTATCTGTTTACCGTTCTTTTATAACATCTAAAGAAATACGATATGTAGAATACACTTGGGCTGATGGAGACTCAATAGCTATCTTAGCTCAAGCTTATGGATTAGGTTCAAAATATTGGTGGGAAATTATGGAAATTAATCCAGAAATTGATGACCCATTTAATATCCCTGCTGGAACAGTTCTTAGGGTTCCTTATGACAACGCTTAATTCTCCTTCAAATAGACCATTTATCTGGCAAGAAGAATCTCTAAATTCTTCTTTTACTGTAGAGTTTCCAAAAGCACCTGATATGTCTATGGAATTAATTGGTGCAGAACTGTATAGAAACCCTGAGGAGCATGACAGACTTGTTTTGCATTTTAAAGGTCATCCAAGCAATAAAAAAACAGGTTTAATATCTGGAGACCCAGTTAGGTTTATTTTTAGATCAAAAAAAATTAAAGAAACTTGGTACGGGTATATT